CCCTCTATCAATGGCCCAAGGTTATTAACTCACGATACTTAACTGATTTAGTTTTCACCCGAATTGTATTATTACAAGCATAGCACGTAGTTTCTATGGTGAAAATGCGTTCTTGCATTGCTATATCATCGGTAGCATCTTCACGCTCTTCTGTCTTCTTAAATGCCTGACAATGAGGACACCATTCAATCATCATTCCTCCTTTGCTGGTATGAACTCTAGCTTTATCGGTAAACCTTCACTATCACCACCTATAGGCTGTGTTACCTTGCCTTCTAATCTCTCCTTCAAATGTTCAAGTGCCATCTCTTTCTGTGTGGCTAGTATCAACCCCTTCTCAGCTAACCACATACGCCAAGTAGTCTTCGGGTCTTTGGCATAGGGACACGGCTGGTCTAACATCTCTATCTGTGACTTTGTAATACCAGGGTCTTTGAGCTTACCACCTGGATTACCCGATTGACCGGGCTGAAACTCCATATCATTGCCCTTTATGAAGCGGCCGCTACTATCCCGCTGCTTTGACCGGTTATCTTCTGTCATTGTTTATCACCTATCACTCTGTGGGGGAACGAGTTCAGTTAATGCTCCTGCCGTCCGGTAGTCCAACTAACCGATAACTAGTATCACCTCGTTCACCCCACAGTCTTTGACCTGAGCCTATCGGGGTTCCCGCCACCTTTTAAGGCTTCACCCTGTGGTGTCTTCCACCCACTTATTCAGCCACCCTATTAGCTCAGGTTGAAGAGAAACCTTATAAAGACAGAACCTTATACCGTTCCTCTTCGTCATAACCACTAATCTATTATACCATATTGTTGCTTTATCCGCAAGATTATTATTTAATTATAGATAACGAAGCTCTCAATCATCTATTCGTCTATCCCTTTGAGTCCTTTGTAATGGTGATAGACATGCTAAAACAGAGACCTCTTAGCTATAGACAATGGCGATATGATACGATTTAACGAGCATTCAACAGCTCCTTGCTTGTATCGTTTGTTGCTTTCACCCCACAATAACTAACAGCGGACTAGCCAATGGGCACTAGTTGTGCTATTCTTAGGGTAACAAAGGTGAGAGGAAGACAAAATGAAACTAGGAATAAAATTACACACTGAACCTGTCAGCAACCCAGCCAACACTGATTATCTAAAGAGGCGTGGCGTTGAAACAGTGAATAGCCATTATGAATTAGAGATTAAGCGACTGCAAGGTGGTGGAGTGGAAATATGTGGTGGCACTGTAACGAGCTATACCTTTCCCGATGGCAACTTAGAAGTTCTGCCAAGTTCTAGGGCTTGTGTAGACATACCGCCAGAGATGAAAAAGGAAGTCATTAAGGCAATTAAGATAGAAGAGAGCTAGTGGTGGTAAAGTTAGGGTAACAAAGGAGGGGTAAAATGACAACTAAAACAGAGATTACCAAAGAGGAATTTCGGGCTTATGAGGATGTGCGAGCAAGCGGTGTTACAAATATGTTTATGGTGTCAGTGGTTGAAGATTTAAGCGGGCTGGGGAGGGATATAATCCTCGCAATAATGAAGCAATACACCGAACTCAACAAGAAGTATCCCGATGTTAGAAAGGACTAGTATATTATAGGGTAGAACTTTAACAATTGAATACTGGGTAGGAAAAGATACTGACGAGTATGGTGCGTAAGCAGGAGCGGTGAGTTAAATGGTAGGCTCGTTAAAACCCAGCCTCCTATCCAGTATTGAGTTACTAAAGTATAAAAGGTGAAAGGAGCTAATTTACTTCAGCCCTTCTTACAAAAGAAGCTCATACTTAATAAAAATAGGCTTTCACATAAGGAGGGCTGAGGTAAGTAAGCTAAGGGGGATTAGAGATGAAAAGGGAATGTCCAACTTGTGGAACGAAAGGCAAGCCGATTAAAGGAGAACATGGGTGGTATTCCTGTCCTAACCCAGGGTGTAATAGAGTAGTTTTTGAATGCCACCAAACTCGCACACAGCATATCAATGAGGTCAATGCTCTACGCAGTCAAAATAAGTTGAAGTAAATAATAGCACTGGATGAGGTTAAAGTAAATAAGGGAGGCTAAGGATGGAAAGTATCGCTATTAGAGCCAGAAACAATTTGGATATACCAATTCGCTTGACACTAACTAGAACAGGTTACAATGACGAAAATGATGAAATCCTCATAACAATTGGGGAAGAGGGAACAACCCTAAAAGATTATTATCGGGTTTGTATAGACACCGACATATTACCCAGCAAGGAATGGGGAGAAGTGGGTTTGCTTCATATTGATACCAAAAGCAAGGTATCCTTTTCGGGTTAAAGTAAATATAAAGGAGAAGGGGAATGAAGGTAATTCACGATAATGAAACTGGCGGTATAGCTATGATTCCCTTGATTTGTGATTGGAATATAAATACGGTGTGCCAAATTAAGGACTGTAAAGAGCCGACCAATACAATCGTGTGCTTCACAGCAGATGAGTCTCCAACGGGTAAAGCACTACACATAGGTATATGCGACAAGCATCACAAAGAGGCACGACAAAGGGACAGCTTTAATTATACTGTGGATTTATAGCTAACCCCTTCATAACAATAAAGGAGGCTAAAATGGAATATACTAAAGGGGAATGGAGAATGGCAGGGGACAAAGCACTGGACTGTGGAAGTATAAGCATTGCATCTATCAATGAACATAGGGTTATTCCCGTAGCCCAGATAGACAAAAGGTGGGAGAACGCAAAAGCCAATGCCCACCTTATAGCCTCAGCACCAGATTTATATGAGGCAGTGAGATGGGTGCTTGAAGACCACAAGGACAAAAGGATTAAACTAAATGTATCTACGCATACCAAGCTCCTTAATGCACTAACTAAGGCGGAGAAATGAGATACCCACGCCGATATATGTTTAGTAGCTATCACCAATACACTGTAGCTCGTAGAATTTGGAGAGTATGGAATAGGAGGCGAATAAATGGATATCAATGAACTCAAGGCTCAAATCAATACCGTAGTAGAGGCGAGAGGGAACGCTAAAGCCTATGGTGAGGAAAAGTCAAAGATATATGAGGAGGTGGAGAAAAAACATGCCAGTCTCTTTGCTGATGCATTTAACGCAAACGAGATAGTGAAGGAGGAGGAAGCCACACTAAGGAAACTCACGCTACAAGCCTATGCCACAACAGGCAACAAAGCCCCTGCTGAAGGTGTTGGCATCAGAGAGATGACAGTCCTGACTTATGATAACAAGGTTGCCTTTGACTGGGCTAAGGCACACAAGATGGCTTTGAAGCTGGATACCTCAGCCTTTGAGAAGATAGCGAAGGCAGACCCACCTGATTTTGTCAAGATTACCACCGAGCCACAAGCCACGATTGCCACTAATCTTCAGGAACTAAAGGAAGGGGAATAAAATGGTAATACGGTATCGTGAAATTCTTAGGTCGCGAAGGGAAGCGACTGAGAGGGGTGAGGTTTTTACTAACTGCACCTTTTGCGGAGCAGTAATTCATTACGAGAAAGGTAGGAAGTTCTTTGACTGTCCGAACCCTAAGTGTGGGAAGACTAATTATAGGGAGGTTAGTAATGGGTAAGGAAAAGCTAAATGATTGCAAATGGCTTGAGTCTTGTGATTGCATCAGCATCAAAAATAAATACTGTAAGAAGTGTGTCTTCTATTGGTGGTTAGATAGCGGATATGGATACTGTAAGGCTCTGCCAGAACATATAGTTGTTGCTTGGTGCAGAGATATATGTAGCCTATTCAAGCCTAGAGAGGGTAAATAAGATGGAGAAATTAACCTTCTGGAAGTTGTTGAGGGAAGCACGGTTTCTTAAATATCTGGGGTTAACTCAAGCAGAGAGATATATATCTCTTGGGGGTCTAATTCGGGGTGCTAAGTATTACTATCTGGAGCAAGGATAATGGAGCAGTCTATATTTGATACTTATAAACGACTGAAAAGCCAGGGTCTATCCGGTAAAGAGGCAATAGAATACCTTGAAAGTAAGCTGGGTCAGTTACCAGAGCATATAAAGGAGATGTTGAGAAATGGAAGAGCACAATAGAAAGCTACTGGAATGGACGGGCGTTAAAAACATCATTACCATAGATAATGGGGATATGATTTGGAGGGATAAAGATGGCAATGGCTGGTGCTTAGAATACTTCACCAACTCCCTAGATGCTTGCTTTGAACGGCTTGTGCCAAAGCTAAATAAAGATGGTTGGGATGTTTCACTGGAGCAAGAGTTTGAATGGTGGCTTTGCACCCTGATAACTCAAAAGGAACCTTATATTGAGCAATACGGGAAAGCAAAAGCCCCAGCCCTAGCGTTATGTAGGGCGGTTGAGAAACTAATAGATGGAGAGAAGAAATGTTAGAGTTTAAATTTGAGCAGAAAGAAAACGGGTGGCAGGTAACAGATGGGGGTAAAATCTATGTCTATACCTCACTCCAGAAAGCCATCAAGAATACTTGGATGGGTAGGGTATTCTATAAAAAGCCTCACAAGGCAATGGGTATAAAACGCTTCAAGCTCATCTTTGATTTGGGGGAAGATAACAATAGAGGGAGTAAATAATGAGATTGCTAAATGATGAAGAGATACAAGGAATACTAAGGGCTTCTTTTCCTGATTCCTTTGCTAGTAGGTTGGGGGCAGAGAATATAGCTAAAGCCCAACAGGAACTAACCAATAAAGAGTGGGTGGAGTGGATAGAGGGAAGGCAGTTAAAAGGTGAGGGCAGTTTTTCCAAAACGGTATTATTCCAAGGCGATGTGGAGATAAAAAGCAAAGATTTGCAAGCCCGCTTAAAGGAGATAGGCAATGAACCGCAAGTTTAGCTTAACTGAGAATAACAAGGGGTTACAATGTCCCTATAGGTATATCTTATGTCAGGAAGGCTGGTGTTCTGATTGCAACATTTATCAAACCTTCTTGACAATCCAAGAGGGATATGGTATGCTTAATAAAAAGGGGGAGGCAAGTGCCACAATTAGGGGAAATAAAAAGGGAACTCAAAACAAGCAAAGCTGGTAAAGAGAAAAGGCGTTACCATATTTGGGTGAAATGCCCCGAATGTAATAAGGAACATTGGGCAGATTATTACCATATAAAGAGTGGCAATCCCAAGAGACCTGGGCTATGTTTCCCTTGCTCTTCTTATTGCCAGCAAGGCGAAAAAAGTCATCAATGGAAGGGAGGCAGACAAAAAACAACAAGGGGCTACATCACAGTCAGGATTGCCCGCAATGATTTCTTTTATCCAATGGTGGCTAAGGGGGGACGTGTTTTTGAACATCGTCTTATGGTGGCAAAATCTCTCAATCGCTGTCTGTTGCCTTGGGAAATTGTCCATCATAAAAACGGTATTAAGGATGATAACAAAATAGAGAACTTACAGCTATTACCAGATAAACGATGGCATTTAGTAGATACCCAAACCAAGGCAATGATTAAACAATTGCAAGAAGAAAATGCATACTTGCGGGAAGAAATAGCAAAGCTCAGAGACATAGCTGAAGAAAATCTAAGGGAGGTAATTAATTAAATAGCTGGGGTGGCACGGATGGACTTTGGAATGCAGAGATTGCTTAAAGCGTCAAAACATAACCTAAGCGGGCGGTGCCTTAAAAGAGCTGAGGGTAGCCCCAGACAGAGAAGGAGGAATAAAATGACGGAACAGGAAAGCCCAATGTATCTTGACAATAAGGGGCAATGGCAAATAAGGGATAGACCTGAGTTGAGGGAGAAGATAGCCTCCATTGTTTTAGCGTATGACCAGAAGGTGAAGCAGTTTCTTGCCAGTCTTTATTGCGGAGATGGGGATGAAAAGCACCCAAGTATTTCTGAGGCTATCAATGAACTCCTAGCCCTCATTCCTGATATAGAAGAATACCAAGCAGCAATATCAGCATTAGAAAGTAATTGCATAGCAATAACTAAAGCAGCTAAGGCAAATATGGATATAGAGATAGAAGAAGCCAAGCGTGAGGGGAAGGAGAAATTCATAAAGTTTGTGGAGTGGCTGAGGGAAGAGGAGGCAGTATCCCCTGAGGATTGGGACTCGTATTGTGAAGAGAAATGGCAAGCTCTGAAGGGAGAATGATGGAAGATAAGATTCTCGTTGGTATCTGGTTCTTAATTTGTATTCTTTTTGGGCTTACTTTGGGGATAATCTATATTACAGGAGGTTAGATATGGTAGATAAACAGCCAACACAGGAGCAGATTAAACCAGTATCGGAATGTAAATCCCTTGCTGAAGTAATGGCAACTCTTAATCATCTGTGCAAAGAACTTAATGGGATTAAAGGCGTAAAGGCATCTTTCTCAATTAAAGAGCAGTAAAGGAGGCAAGTAAATGACAGACAAGATAACAGTTCAATCGGTATCAGACATCATAACAAGTAAGGCAGATAGGAAATACTTTACCTTTGGGGATATAGGGCAAAAGAGATATGTCTGCTTTATTCCACAGCTAAGGGAATATTGCAAGGTCGGTAGTGAAATAGAGGTAGACCTTACCCTAGGCAAAACACCAGATGACAGCCCGAGGCTTGATATGATTTATGTCAACGGCAAGCCAGTCATTAGTGTTGAAAAGAAAACGGCTGGACGAAGTTACGGTAAATCCGACAAGGAACTCCTACAAATAAGGCAACTAGCTGAAGCACAAAACCGCTCTATCCAAGCCCAGACCGCACTCAATAGGGCGGTGGATTTATTTGTTAGTGCTGGAGTTAACCCAATTCTTGCAGATGATAACTACCCATCTATATCCAAATTAACCGATAACATAGGGCAATACGCCAGAGAATTCTATCAGTTACTTCAATCCCTAACCCAAATATCTGAAGCACAAGTTATACATAAGGAGGTTAAAGATGTTCCTAATAAGGTATCTACTGAAGAAACTGGACAAGGAAGTGGAGAATTTGATAAAGAATGGTGGAGGGAGGCACTAGACAGGTTAGATAACAACGCTTGGGTGGCAGAGCAAATAAAGCTACCTAAAGGACAACATCTCGGTGAAGCTATTAAGAAAATGGACAGTGGTAAAAGAGCCCTACTAAAGAACAGTGTTGAATTAGCACTAGCATATAAGGAGAAATCAGAATGAGCATAACCATTGATGAAGCCATTGAAGTCAATACTGAGGTTGCGGAGATGAGGGGTAAAAGGTCAACGGCTGAAAAGCGTGAAGCACTCTGGCTAGGCATTGAAGCCCTGAAACGTTATCAGGATTTCCGTTCTCATCCTGAAATGATACGCTGGGAACCACTACCCGGTGAGACCAAAGACTAATAAGGAGATTGCCCCCAAATATATTAAGCCCCGATGGCAAAAGGAGAACGAAGGTGAGTATTAAACAAGAGCTAATTGACCTGATACACCCACATAGAATGAACCATATGGTAGCCACCGATGAGCTTGTAAATATTATCTTAAAATACCTCAAGAGCCAGAATGTTGTGAGGCTTAGGGATAACCAGCAAGCACCCTTCCGCTTTTTACATCCCAATGATAAGCCTAATACAAGTTACGCAAAAGCCAAAGAAGATATGATTAAGGCAAAGTTTAGGGCGGTTGAGGAATTGGAATGAGTGAAGACTATACACAGCTGTTCTATGTGGGTAGAAATAACCCAAAGTTTAGGGGAGTAAGTTCGGATGGTTATTTGCCAGCACTAGAACCCAAAGAAGAGCCAGCCGAGCCAATGGAGCATCATATCATATATAACCACATTCATTCTAACCTTAGCGGGAAACAGGCTCACAGCATAGAGAATAACACTAACCAAATACTAGCTCTAAAGAAAATTATTAATATGCTTATCGGCAGTAGAAGACCTAAGAGTAAATACTAATACACTAACTAGTTATATAGAAGGGGTGCGAGAATCTAACAAAAAATCTGTTAGATGCGTTAGATAGTGTAAGGTCTGTAAGGAGTGTTATGCCAGAGAAAATAACAAGGGAAGTTATAGAGAACTGGGTAAGGCAAACAACGGGCGTTTTTAGCTACCAAGATATGTTTAGGGAGGTGCCGATTAACGACCCTACTAACAGGCAAAATGCCTATGTTTATATGAGCAGAATTTGTAAGGACAGGATTACCAAAGCCATTGATGGAAGACACGGCACATTTAGATTAATTGATAGGGATGCTCCTATTCTAAACTGGAAAGGAGTTAGCGACTTTGAGGGGCTTGAAATACACTGGCCGTTTAAGCTGGAGGAGTATGTGAAGATATACCCCAAGAATGTTGTTGTGGTTGGTGGCGACCCCAATGAGGGTAAGACTACCTTCCTACATAATGTCATTGACCTTAACTGGAGAAGGTATCCCATAGTCCTCTTTGATAGCGAGAATAGTGAGAAGGAGTTAGCCTTGAAGTTTGCCAATTATCCCGACCATAAGCTCTGGCCTGATGATTTGGTAAGAGAGAGAAGCCAGAACTTTGCTGATGTGATAGAGCCTGACCACATAAACATCGTTGACTACCTAGAGATAACGGATAATTTTTACAGCGTAGCTAAACTTTTAAGGGAAATAAGAGACGCACTTGGTAGGGGGATAGCGATTGTGGCAATCCAGAAAGCTAAGGGGGCAGAACTTCCAATCGGTAGGGACTTTAGCCGTCAGATAGCAAGGCTCGTGCTAACAATAGACCCAGGCATTTTAACAATAAGAAAAGCTAAATCCTTTGCTCAAAGAAATGTCAATCCCAACAATATGAAATTCAAATTCAACTTAACCGATGGTGCTCACTTCACTGGTATAGAAAGAACATATGGAGATTGAATTATGAGAATATTAGGCTTTAGTAAAAAATGGGATAAGTTAAACGATATGGAATTTACCACTTTCCGTTATCCTAGAGTGGATAGGGATTGGTATATTGGTGAGAAAGTTCAGGTATTCTATAAGAACCGGAGCCCACAAAGGGAGAGACTGGGGATTGCTCAAATTGTTGATAGGCAACCCAGGGAATTATCGCCCTACTTTATGGATGAGTGCCAGCTTGTGAGTTATGAGGAATGTGTTGCTGATGGCTTCCCTAATGGACTAGATGAAATGGTGGCTTTTATGGAGAAGCAATATGGGCTAGATTACATATCCAAGTTTAACAAACTAACCTTAAGGTGGATAGAGAAGCAATGAAAGTAACAGTAGAAATGCCATACATCGGGAAGGAATTGAGCGTCAATCACTACAAGTACAAGTGGTTCACCAAGAGGGAAACCCGTGACTGGATGGAGGAATTGGGCTGGAAAATCAAGATGTCTCATATTGAGGACTGGAAGCTACCGCTAAAGGTTCGGTTAGACGGTCAGTTCAAAGATAAAAGAAATCAGCCCGACCTATCCAATCTCTCAAAGGTAATCTTAGATGCCATAGAAGGGACTACTGGCGTTAATGATAGAGATATGAGGTGGGAAGACGGTGATGTAACCTATGGTAAGCCTAAACTATGGATAACTATTTCAGGGTAAGAACAAGATTGTAATGGAGAGAATATATTAGGAGGTATAGATGATGGATAAAGTAGAGAAGATGGGGGACGATATTTACCAGTCTCTCGTGGAGATACAGGCAGAAGAAGAAGTTAGGTTAAGCGACAAGGGTTTTGTGACTGACTTTTTATCTCAGAAGCTTGATAAACTTGGCTATCGCAAACTACCCAAAGATAAACCGCCATTGTTGAGTGATGAGGGGGCTAATTCCGCAGTAACGGATGCTGAGATGTCTCAATATTATGGATGGGATGAAGTTCAGAGGGCTAGGCAAAGGGAAGTAGATATTAAGCATTATGAGGGGAAATGATGAAGAAGTCAGGGATAAGCCCAATTAGTGATAAACAGAAGATAGAGTTAGCACTTAGGGCAAGGATTAAGAAAGAGTTAATTGCTGAGTTTGGGAATAGGTGTATGGTGTGTAGTGGCACTGGGGACTGGAGGGGTATTCAGCTATGCCATAAGATATCCCTAAGCAGAGGGGGCAAGACGACAAAAGAGAATTGCTATCTAGGATGCGGGAAGTGTCACTTTACCAAAGACCACCATATCAAAGAAGTAAAATCTGAACCGCAATGGAGTAAAGGAGGTAAGTAATGTCTAACTGGGAAGATACAGTGATGAGTGAAAAGCAAATAGTACAAGTTGTTAAGGATGCCCAATTGCCCTTTGGAATAATAGTTCCCATTGGCTCTTATCCTGCACTAGAAGATATTGCTCAAGCCCAAGCCAAAATATCCTTCAAAATGGGCTACAATCAAGCACTCAAAGATATAAAGGAGGTAGAAAGGTTGATTAAGCAAGCGAGGAACGAGGGATATAAGGCAGGGTATGAACAGAGGAAAAGTGAAGAGGCTACTGTGTCGCTGGCTGAAATGTGCTTAGAACACCGCAAGGCAGGGCAGGAAGAGGAAAAAAAGAAGTGGATTAAGGAAGCAAAGAGGATTGGTATTCTAATAGCCAAGCCTAAAGAGCAAGCTGGAATTGCCAAGGAATACAGGCTACAAGGGATAAGGGAAGTGGTGGAGTGGGGCAAAGGCTGGTGTGCTCATAAAAATTCGTGTAGTCGTAAGCGGGAGTGCCCTATATGTTGGCAAGCCAAGTTAGAGGAATGGGGGATAAAATGAATATAACCACGCAGTATATGGAGTTTTTCACCAACGACCACAAGATAGTGGTATGGCTGGAGGTAAGGGATGGGGAGTATGTATTAAAGGAGGTAGAATAATGCCTTTACCAAAACTAAATACAGAAGAATGGGCTGAAGAAGTTAAGTTCTATGTGAATTCCGACCAGCCCGCCCGGGTAAAAAGAGCCAAGAAATATAATATACTAATGTCCTCTTACGAAAGGCGTATGAGAGAACGGGGTATTAAGGTAAGTGAAAAGGAACACCACGTTGTTATTGAGAATGAGCCAGAACGCCTACCCTATCCTGACCTTAAAATAAAGCCATTCAAGCCCGCTAAGTCAGGCAGGGACGAGGAGGACTTGAGCTTGGTTATTGCTGACCCCCACATTGATAAGATAACTGAAAGCTATAACCTTGATATAGCAAAAGCTCGGTTTGACTATTTGCTTGACAGCACAATGACGATTATAAATCTACATAGACCAATCAGAAAGGTCCACATCTTTATGCTTGGCGATATAGTTCAGGGCGAGAATGCCTATCAGGGCTCAAAGATAGGGGAGACAGCAAAGGGTGTTCTTGAGCAGATATATGATGATGCTGTTCCCATTCTCTCTCGGTTCTGTGTATCACTAGCCCAAGGTGTTAGCTCTGTTGAAGTTTATGGTATCAGGGGTAATCACGGAAGATATGCAAGAGAGGCACCGGACAAGACAAATTGGGATAGCTTCTTTTACAGGGAGCTAGACAGTGCTATGATTAACCAGAAGACTATTAGTGTCTACCCCCCAAAGGAATTTTACCAGTTAATAAATATACGGGGCTTCAGGTTCTTTCTGGTTCACGGCGACCAAGTGTATGCTACCGCTGGTATTCCTTTATTTGCTATGAGGCGTAAGATGCAGGAATGGTTTGCCTATGTTGGGGGGTTTAATTATGGCTATGCGGGACATTTCCACACAGAAGCTAAAGACCAAGTAAACTCTGTCGCCGACTATACAATCTGTCCACCACTAGTAACTGGGGACTCGTGGGCTTTAGAGAAAGTCGGTAGGGCATCAGAGCCAAAACAGATATGCTTTGGTATCCACGATAAATACGGTCGCACCTTTAACTACCAGTTACACACAGACGATAAATTCTTGCCTAAGCGTTATGGCGAACCAGAAGGAATAGTTAAGTTATAAGGAGCAATAGATGGCATACCAGAAAATTTCCCAGACTGATTACGATAAGGCAAAGGGACAATTACGCTTACAGCTCAATGGCGTGTTCCAAGCCTTTAATCTCTATGGTCTCCATATCTTTATTAACGGAGCTATTGACGAGATAATGGAACTAGCAGAGCAGTTTGGGCGGAGAGTTAGGGGCGATGATATACCCATCAAATTGAAGAAGAGGAGGCGCAGTAATGATTCAGAGACCCAATAATCCTTACCAAACAGCAGATGGTAGTGAACCACACCCCGTTTGGAAAAGGGAAAGAGATGCTTTTGAGCGGGGAATGGATGCTATGTCGGAAGCGATAATGGAAGCCCGCCCCAGTAATGATGAAATTAGGGTTAGGATAATTGAGGCTCTATATGGTGCAACAAGCATACCCCAATTGGAAAAGTGGCTGAAAGAAAGGCTATTACTAAAGCCCTAATAGAAAAAGTGAGACCAATATAAAGTAGAGTGATATAGAGTTATGATAACTAAAGCACAGAAAACAGCTAAGAAGATTAAGCCGACAGAATGGAAGTGCATTGTTTGTGGTGCTGATTGTTCCTTTGGAGTATTTGCTATTATTAAGGGACAACCCTATTGCCTTAAATGCTTCCGTAAATATCGCAGGAAACCTATCCGAGACGCACCACAATCAACGAGAAGGGGCACTGCGGGTTAAAGTAATAGGTTATGCTGTAAGGAGTAAGGTCAATGAAGATTGTGCTTGTGAAATGGGTTGATGCAGCGGTTCTTCACGGGGCTTGGATGTCTAAAGAAGAGTTGCACGATTTAGATACAACTAACTGTATCAGCATTGGTATCCTTGCCGAAGAAACAGACAGCACAATAAAGCTCTACCCGTATTCAAATCCCCTAAATATGTCTTCGCCGACGGCTATTGACAAAAACTCAATAAAGCAAATGTGGCGGTTGAAAGTTGAATGAGTGGCTTGAGTTAATAATAGAAGCTCAGATTTGTGCCTGTTACTGCTTAATGGTGCACTATTTGTGGGCACGGTGGAAAAGAAGGAAATGAGGAAGAGGGTTTGCCCGTTAATAAAGATGGGAATATCGCCAAGTGATACAGGCTTAGGCAGTGATATAGATAGAAAGGTTATTGACGCTTGCTTGAAATGTAAGTTTAAGTTCTGTCTCTTTAACAATGGGCGGAAACCTGGCCCGATTAAATCAGATAAGGCAACCAAGAAAGTCTATCAGTGTCTATCCTGTAAAGATATTATGACACTATACTTTGAAGATGGGAGATTAGAGACAGTTAAAGAGGTCGCCCCCAGACAATATCGTGGTAGTAGGAGACTTCAGACTAGACCTGCGGGTAAGTATGTTCAGAAAGGAGGTGGGATTCTTCACAAACATATAGACGGATTACATTTGTGCCAAGAGATTAAAAGGAGGGTTAAATGAAAATATCTTTAGAGTTGGAACAAAGCTGGGAAACTGCTAGTGAGTTACGTGAATATCTTGGTAAACTTGAAAGAACTCTTCAGAGAATTTACGAGATGGAAGCCGAAGCACCTACAAATTGGTTCTTTGACATTGAAGAGACTGAAGACGAACATACAATTAAATTGACACATCTATAAATTGGAGGTAAACAATGAAAACAGAAGTTAAGCCCCGAGTTCTATTAGGGATACTAGCTATGGGGGTTGTGGCTTGTCTGGCAATGTTATGGGAGTACAAAGATGTTGCCCTTGTATTAGCCGCAGGTGTAGTGTCTGTTACTACAATGTTGGTGGAGATTGAGAGGAAGAGTTAGTTGTCTTGCTGTCCTTTAATCCAAGTCTTTCCCCAATAGAAATGTCCCTGAATTGCACCAATGAAATAAACTGAAGCTACTAATATGATTAGATGATACCAGGCCGAGAAAAGCCATTGGAGTATTTGGCAATAAAACAACCCCGAAAGGAAACCTACGCTTACAAAGAACACGATGTTGATAATTTCATACTCGTGCCACCAGTCTCGGCGAATAAAAGTCCAGGGTCGCTTCCCAATTAAGCTCCACAGCTTCTTGTAGATACTATAACCCAGCCATTCCTTCCAGTTCATTTTAGTTCCTTATCAATAAAGCTCATTAGTGCCTTAATCTCTTCACAATCGTTAATGATTTCAGAAATCTTGGCAATCAAACGCCATAGCTTCCTTAGCTTCTTGACTTCAGCAATTAATTCGGATGTCTCCATTCTTTCCGGGGCTTTCAATTCTCACCCCCTACATCAGAAATAGCACAGCATATATACCAGCTACAGCAAAAAATGTTCCAATAATAAGGGGGATTAGCACTTTGAGTTTCCCCGTATTCTGAGCCACTTCTTTTATCAGATGGGGTAAATCGTTAGTTGTAATCTTCTCGAGTTGCTTTGTGTTATTTTTTACCTCTATCTCTAGTGTATCAAGTCTTTCTACTTCACTTTTGTTCACTGCCCTTTTCCTTATTATCTAAACCTTGTAGCCCCTCTAGGAAACCCTGCTTCTTTAAGCCCTCTTTGAGTAAGTCGCTCTTAACTTGGGTGAACTTGTTAATCTGAGCGTCAACCTGTTGGATTTGGTTCTGTAGATTAACTATCTCCCCTTGAAGTTTCTCCGCCTGTTCCTTAACATCAAGTTCCATTATATCTCCTCATTTGCTAGTATTTGTGGATAAACCACATTGGCTACCATTTGTATCACTGCATCCTTCTGTTGCTGGGTTAACTCAACTGGCATACCCTTCCTGTGATTAAACTGTGGGTATTCATCAGCACCAACTCCATAGTGAACGGAAGGGTCTAATTCCCAGTTACCATCCTCTTGGTTAAATACCAGTTTTAGTTCTATTGGGTTCTTTATTCTCTTTGCCATTATGTCCTCCTTATGCTACCCCATTAACCTTTGCAATATCAGCTAAGGCTATTCCGTTTATCTTGGCTATGTCGGCTATTGCCACACCATTTACATCTCCACCTGCCCAGCCTGCTGTCTCCCCTGTGCCCTTATAGCTTGATGTATAGGATTCCGATGTATATTCCTGCTGTCCCGCCCCAAACTGGTCATTAGCTTTATAATACTGAGTTCCTGTTCCACTAGCCCGCACGGCACCATCTGAAAAGAAAGCACCGATGTAATCGCCAGTAACAACATCACAATCTTTACCAGTAAAGGTTTGCTTTGACCCTCCAGTAACATCACCAATCTCTTCAAAATCACGGGGTGTAAAGTCGGGTGCAGTCCCATAAAAAGTGCCTACTTTGAAACCCACAAGACTGAAACGAGCGTAGACTTCAAAGGTATCTATAACCCCCGTATCATTGGCAGGATTTTCCATCTGCACATAGGTATAGTCATCAGCTACGGTGGTAATTCTCCAGATAGCCTCAGGCCCAATATCAATATCAGTAGCAGGGAATGTCTTGCCCTTCTCATCTGTCTTTATCTGGGTGAGAATACTTTTAACACCTTCTACCCTTGTTAGACACTGAGTTTTACGGAGGTCATAGTTTTGTGGGTCTATCTTGTCGTAATGCTTGGGTCGTATTCTGGTTTTTACATCCCAGCCAGAACGGATAGTCTTACCAGCACACCAAGCAACATAAAAGTTAGGCAGGTGAAATGCCATCTGAGCCTGTATTTCCCCATCAGTTACATCAGGCTCACAATGGATAAAGTGATTGTGGAAGGGATTATTCTGCCATACTTTAGGTAGTGAGGCAATCCAGTTATCGTAGTCAGCTTGGTCTACGGGAGAACCCTCAGCATCAATCTTGCCAATATAGCCACCTTCAGGAATTACAGGCACTTGGATATGGTGTCTCTCATAGCCGTAGTCGGTTGGCTCAAGATACATAGCAAGGCGTATCTGAACTAGCCCGTGTCGTTCACAGCAACCACTAGATTCTATTTTAACAAACGGCATTTTACTTCCTGCTAGCTAATATCTTTTCTTTATCTATCATGCTAACTCCACATAGGTATTATCAGGACACCACAAAAGTTCATCTGCTGTCTTAGCGAAACCAATAATCCTGACCACAAAGTTGGTTGTCCCTGTCGGAGCAGCCACAACTATACGCCCAAAATTAGCAGCGTCTAAATACATTGGAGCACTTATGGTCATTTCAGGGAAGAGACTATCTGCCCTTATTTTGCCATAGAGAAGGATAGTTCCAGTAGCCGCTGCCTCTCCACCAACTACACAAATACCAATCTTAACGGCACCTGAAGTAGCAGTGCCAATAGCCTTAGCCAGCCACCATCGGCTATCACCCGCCTTAAAATAAACAGGCTCGCCAAAGGCTACGGTTTCCCCAAGAACTCCTGTCTCTGTAATACCAGCATAGGTGCCATCAGCTATCGCTTCATTTGTAAACTTCGCACTAAATCGTGTTACCATTTCAATTCCACCTCTCAGTAGGATACCTTATTTCCCTCATAACGAACTCCCTGCCATCAGGGAATTGAGCAACGAACTGAACTGTCTTACGGTCTGGCTTTCTCATTATCGTCTTTAGCTCCGTATTGTCAGGAAACTGGAAGATTGGCGAGTCAGGGTCAGTGGCTTCTTGAGCAAATATATCCACTGTGCCATCTTGGAATACGGCAGCCAAGTCGGTAAGGGTGTCGCCTCCGACTACGGCATATATTCTTGCTGTGTTTGCTGCACCAGCACCAGGAGCAGTCATTTCGGTTAGCTGGATAGATTTTGCTAAATCCAATGCCGCTACACCTGTAGTAGTAACCGAACAGACCCCACTCCCAGCATCAAAGACTTGACCATTGAGGGTTAGGGCACCGGTTAGTCTACCTTTTACCAAATCAAGGGAAGGTTCGGCGGCACCCTCCACTATAGCTACTGTAACAAGTTCGTTAGTATCATTATCTACAGCTTGGATAAAAAATCTATCATCATTGCTTACCCCAGTTGCCAAAATTGTATTATCTGCCATTTGGAAAGTAACAGCGTTAATAATATAAGGGGCAGCAACCCCACCCTGAAAACGCATCATTACGGTATAGGCTGAGCCTGTTATGAAACCCTCAATATCAAAGCGGTCGTTAGCAGCCACTCCTGTTCTGATGGTTGAGCCATCAGCAAAGGTTATATCTCCCATATTAGTAATCTCTTGGTCGCCACCAGCTACAGCCCCACCAAGGGTAAAAGCAGGCATAGTCAATCCAGTAGTAGCTATTGTGCCGTTGATGGTAGGTGAGGTTAATGTAACGCCTGTCTGAGCAGAACTCCAAGTTAAGTCCCCATCTATGGTAACTCCTGCCATTGTTCCACTGTTTATATCTAAGTTGGTAAGAGCTTGACTCCCAAAATTTATAGCTCCAGTAGCTTGGAAAGCCCCTATCTTGGAGACAGTAAGAGCATCAGTTACAAAAGTCATATTGGCACTATCAGACAACACACCATTTGCCCCAGCGAAAACTACTCTAGTAGCGGTTAAAGCGTCAGCCGTTATAGTTTGTCCCCGAACATCAAAAGCACCCACATCTAAGTTTGCCCCAGTTAGTTGCCCCAAAATAGTGGCTACTGTAGCGTTCTTCCATAGGCTAGTAGCATTATCATAGTAAACCATATCGTGGTCGGCTTCACTGGTGAGTGTAACATCACTGAGATTGCCAAGTGCCATAGATAATACTGTCAGGACATTCCCACTAGCATCCAGCACGGTAATTCTCTGACCATCAGTATAGAGGGAATAACCTATGCCTAGAGACATATCTTCTGGGATTATTCTCCGTGACTCAATAAACAAGTTGACTGTCAAGGCAGCGTTATGGGTATTGACTAGGATAATTGAAGTTATCACTGTTGCATTAGCACCAGAAGTATACATTGTGGTTGCTGGAGTATCACTAAGTTGCGATTGTGCCAATAGAGTTGCGGTTGTCCCCACATACCCACTTACAATGTAATCAACCACAGCATCAGTAGAGGCATCTCCTGCTAATACATCTTCATTATCAATTACTATCATAATATCCTCCTACGAGCATAAGGCAAACATCAAGGATTGAGCATCTGAGGCGATTACATTAGAACCAACCCCGTGAGTTCCTGTTGTTTTAGCATCGTGGTCAAAAGCCCACTCTGAGGTAGGAGCCTTAGTAGCATCGTCCTCATCAGGTGAGCCATCAAGATGGTCAGTTATACTAGCTGGTTGTTCTACTACTTTAGTAGAAGCATTAAGTGAAGCAAGCCCAGAGGCAGCAGCCTTACCTAGTGTTGTTAAAGTCTGTGCTAGTGTTTGCTTGGCAAAAGTATTATCACCAGAAGCAACCAGAAAATCATTAGCAGCATCAGCTAGGGAGTGTAATATATATTGGGTGTGGTCATCATCAGTTAATCCACCTAGGCTACCGTGGTCTGTGGCTAGTGTAGAGGTAAATACCTCAGTCCAAGGATGTGTAATAGTCATAGTGTCTTGCCCTTGTTGGCAGATAATCTTGGCTATTAAGACACTAAAGCCAGTGGCTATGTTCGGTAGCGAAGCGGGGACACTAGCTTCTTCTGCTTGGTTTGCCGTGTAGTTTCCCTGCCCGTAGACAACGTGTAAATGCCCGTCAAAGTCCATATATACCCAGTGGACACCATATCTAAGAGCGAGTAGGTTGGCTAAACCAGTATCCACATCATTGTATTGAGTGTTGCTAATAGCGGTAGAGCCTGGGACTTCCACCCAAGCAGGCGTTTCCAAGTCACCATCATAATACCAATAGGAGAATATATCTAAATCATAGTTCTCGCCACTTACGAATATGTCATCACGAACAGTTAGTTCCCCGCTATTTACGTAAGCCGTTACCTCTGTGTAAGTATCATCAGTAGTATTGTGAACCCTTTTAGCTGCATCGGTAGCAACAAACCCGCCATCAGCATCGTGGAGTTTGTTAGCCTCAGTTTCATCAGCAGTTCCAGCATTAGGCGTAGTGTAAGGTGGGGTAGTCTTCCTGTTTAATCCAAGATGGAGAACACCAGCAGTTACGGCAAGGTTGCGAGTTCCAGTTGCGGTAGTGACCATCCCGCTTGTTCTTTCTGCCCCCTCTTCCACCCTCATCATATGAGAACGGTTATCACCCTGTATACCTATTGGGTCAGCCTGTAGAATGTGGGTTTCATTTCCGTTTCGGAATACTACGCCTAATAAAATATGGTCTTGTAGAAAACTATAAGTTAATGCACTGGTGGCTACTACAACATCTGGGGTGCCTGCGTTGTAATCAAGGTATAGGATATTGGCGGTCAAATCAGTCAAGGTTATAGCAGATTCGCCGGTGAAGTTGAAGAACTTACCCACTGCTGTATTTGAGTCTGATTCTTTGCACCAAGCAGTGCCAGAAGCTACGGAAACCTTCCCATCGGCAGGGTCATCAGGGGTAATCGCACAACCAGTCAGGAATGTCCTATCCCCAAAGAAGTTAATATAATCCTGAACATCATCGTAGGTGGCTGTTGAAAGCTCGGAGACTTCTACATCTGTGGCTGGAATTGTCTGCCATTTAATACCCTTAGCTTCACCAGAGTCGGCTACAGGATATTGATTATTGCTTCCCACTGATAAAATAGAGGGAGTGTCATCAGCCGTGGCAGTGATTAAATCACCCTTAGCTGCCATAAATGATTTATTGATTGTATCCGCAGGGTCTCCAGATAATCCTGTTAGGCTTATCTCATCAACACCACCATCTTCGTGTGTGGGGCTGTGCCTAAGTAGCCAGTCAATTATTTTACCCGATGCGTTCCAAACTTTCATTATGCGTTCTCAACTCCGCTCACGACATAATCTATCTTACTAGCCACCGCCGCATCACCCTCTATCATATCCCCAGCCTCTAGTGTTACTTCATTATCCATCACAAACAAAGCACCAACAGCCAGCGAGTAGTCCACTGGTATAATATTCCTTGATGTGCCACCACTTTCTTTGAAGTAAAGATTAACCGCCCTTGCACTAGAGTCAGTATTTACCAGTGTTATCTTCTTAACAATAGCCTGTGTTGAGGCTGCGACAGTATATATTGATGCCTTACTTGATGCTAGTTGTCCATCACTCAAAGACTTTATGCTGATTGTCATAATAATCTCCTAAAACGGCCAGGGTATATCTGGTGAGGCAACGCCAATCCCAGGTGCTATGTATTCTACTCCATCTTGACCGAACCAATGGAAGTCCCTTCCCTCTACCCACCAATGCCTTCTACCAATAGCCGTAGCCATTGTATTGCTTACCTGTGAGCCATAAGAAGTTCCATAACTATTAGTGGCATATGCCTTAAAATAATAAGTTACTCCTGGCGTTAATGGTGTTATCGCTGAAGTAAAATGCCCAGTTTGGTAAGCAATCCCCTTTAAGGTTTTCGTATCAGCTATAGTCGGGTTCTGGGATGTTGACCAACAATGTCCGTGTTGAGTAACTGTGGAACCCCCCAAATCGGTAACAACTCCATTCCCAGTTAAACTTTCAGGTGCTATATCAGTATTAGCTTGAGTTGTAACTGTAGGAGTAGTCCCCGTAGGTGGGCCACTCCATTCCTCAAACATAAGGTCTTTATCATACTGAATAGCCCAAATACCACCAGATGAGGTGCCAACCACGAAAGCACCACGTGTATAAGCTGGGCTAGATATATCAGCACGTGCTCTAAGACTATTAGAGTCATCGCCATCAGCAGCTCTAATAACAATCGCATACATCACATCACTCGTTACTTCCGCCCCATCACCTAAAGTTATCCCACGCCACTCACCCACATCTGTATCTTCGGTCAAGGTATTCCCATTAGTAGTTCCCACACACAGGTCAGAGTCATAATCAGGTTTACCTGCTGTCGTAGGACTAATACTAACTGTTACTTCCCCAGGCTCCAGAACCCTTGCCAAAAGCAATTTTACATTCGTCAAAGTATGCGTAACACTAGGCGTAAAAGTTTGCCCCATCCAGTTAGTGCCATAACAAGCCACATTACTATCATCGCCAGTAATATAATATTCAAATCTGGTTGCCATTCACATTTTCCTATGTATACATATTTGGGCCACTCGGCCCCTGAAATCTTTGGGTAACTGATAGGTTTAAGAACTCATCTATATACTGATGGCTCACGAGATAGTCTGTGATTTGCTGTAAAATACCATCTACACCAACCGCCCAGTCTTGTAGGTTATTGAGGGCATTGGCTAAATCAGCATATCCCGCTGGGGCAACCCCATCTGTAACACCAGTAATGCCATATGCAGGCATAGGGACAATACCTAATTTCCCAAAGCTAAACGACATCTCAAATACACCAGGAGCACAATGTCGGTTAATATATCCTATATTCCCCGTCCTGCTACTACCACCTTCTCGGCTATCGGTGACTTCTACATAATCATAGACCTCAGCCCCAACATTCATTGGCACAATACCAGAACCCTGTGAACTGTTAATCTTTGCCCTAGCCAGTAAAGCCTTAGCTATGTCCTCTCCCTGGTCATCATCATCTAAGCGTAGATATTTAGTTTTCTTAAATGGCAACAATTCATAGCTGGTAGTATCAACAGCATAGCCCGAATATGCCGTCCCTTCGTGTTCGGGGTGAGTTGAGACTATGAAGTAATTGGGGAGAACTAATCTCTTTTGATAACTTTTACTATAGAAGTTATGAGAACCAGATGCTAGGGAGTATTGGTAGGCATAAGTTTCCCCTGTAGTCGTTGGCACGAAGATATAATATTCACCATTAGCCTTCCACATACCAACACTCTGGGTGTATTCTAAAAGCTCCCTAATTTTGTCCTGTCTGGTATCATTCAGGTTTATCCTGAAACTATCCTTGGGCTTGAAGACATCAATTAAAGTATCGTTCCCATCATAGTTCACTGTAAAGGCTGAGTGAGTGCTGTAACAACCCGAAGCCCCCCCCGCAATAAAATCTATTAAATCTTGAACAGTGTTGGTATCTAATCTATCATAAGTAGTGGCTACAGTTGCCCCTTCTTTATCCCGAATATCTGAAAGCCCCTCTAGCTCCAAGAAACAAAGAAGACCCCTCCCTGTGCGGGTAGAAGTCAATCTGTGTGATATGACCTTTAACGGAATTGTGGCAGAGTATTCAGCACCATAGCCATAGGAGATAACTGCATCTACGCCCTTATAATCCTCGTCAGTTAAAGCGTTATCCCCATTATTCAAAACAACAGTAGCCCCTTGATGGTTGGGCTCTTCGGTGTGGTTGATGTCTATTACCCTACTATCGGTATAGGTCGTGCCATCAAGAACTATCTTCCATACAGGTTTCAAACCCGCTATCTGGGCTGCTTCTAAATCCGTTCCTGATAAGTCTCTCATTCAATCGGTTGGATACCTCCGTTTCGTTTTTGGGGGACTCAATCTGCTTAATTTACTCAAGACCTCGCCCAGTTTTCTCTCGCCCCAAGTTTGATACCTACTCCAGACTTCAACTCCACCTGTAGGATTTGCATTGATGTAATTTATGTTATCGCTTAACACCGCCCTAGCAGCGACTAGATGGCAGAATAACTCTTCGTGCTGTGGCTTCAATGTGGACTTGGTAAAGTGTATCCCACTGCCGTGTTCCGCTGCTGGTGCAACAGCCTCAAGTCCAGGGAAAAAACTAATCGGTTTACCTGTGCTTGTCTGAAGGTCAAGAGTAACCCCAGTGGTAACAGTATAAGTTGTTCTGTGGTTTTCTATATGAAACTCATCACCAATCTCTATTATCTGGTCATCAGTGAAATATTTAACCTGCATCGTAGTAGCACCAGCGGCAGCCTCCGTATGCGTCTCTCCCACTAGGTCAGTTAATTGGCAAAGTCTATGAGGCTTGGCAAATCTAACAAGGACATCTATATCACTAGGTGGGTCTTTGGTAGAATCGCTGTCCTCTACTCTATCAACATCTATCTCTAATACTTCACCATAAACCTTCCAGTTTCTCTTTTCCCCAAGGGGATATTCTACGGAGTCAATCTCTAAGTAATCAGTCACATCACCGATATAGATTTGCTTCTCATTCCAGCACCGTTTGTTGTATATCCTGTAGCTCTCACCACTATCCATTATGTCAGCACTAAGAGTGTTAGCGGTTGTGTCAGTATTAGCTAAAACTATCGCCCAAGTATTGTCGGTGGTATTATGGACTACCTTTTCATAGGTTGCATCGCCACCAACGAACTGGCTTTTTGCCGTATCGCTTACACTACTTGCCAAACCCGTGTCATCAGTTCCCGTTCTACTCTCTATCTTAAAAATTATGGGAACAATATGGGGGTCATATTGAGCAAGCTCCTTCAGACCCTCTTCAATCCAGTATCCAGTCTCCGTAGAGTCGTATGTAGAGGGCGTGGTATCTTGAAGTATCTGTAGAATTAAACTTGTAATCTGTGCATAACTCCTCATCTATACACCCTCCTTAAAATTAAAGGTAAAAGAAGAAGGCACTAACTTTGCCTTTGTATTGCATTTTGGGCATCTAGCCGTATGCCTCTTCTCTACTGATTTATTCATCTCAAACCTCTTATGGCATTGAGGACAATAGTAGTCATATAAAGGCATTACTTCCTCGCTTTTTTGCCCGTTGGCTTCCAGCCTCTCTTTACACCCTCAAGTAGTCGCCTCTGCCTCTCGGCTTTAATCCTGCTTGTATGCGTACCCTTAACTTCACCAGTCGTTTTATTGATGGTTACAAACTTTGTTCCCCGTTTTCTAACTGCGTATGGCATATCTCCTCCTTATAACCCCGAAGCTGTTAATTGCTGTGCCCCTGCCTTATACCTGCCATTAGGGAATCCTCCACCCTTTGCGTTGAGCGAGTCTAATGCCATCTGTCTGCCGTATTGTTTCATTACAAAATTAGGGGCAGACATTTGCCGTTGCATAACCTCACCACAAACACAGGTTTGTGCCTTATCTGATTCTGCGAAAGGGAGTTTGACCTCCCTCTCGCTTCCACATTTACATTTATATTCGTATATTGGCATCTTTATTCCGTAGCCGCATTGATGTAGCCCGATTCTGATAGGTTTCCACCTGAGCGACCATCTACAAGCCTACTTATCCTATCCGTTATCTGGGTAGTTGAAGCAAAGAAGTTACCATATAGTCCAGCGTAGCCAGCAATATCCAAGTCATAGAAGCCAATGGCACTAAGGGCTATTGGGGAGAAGATGTTACCAATGAAGTTTGTGCCCACATGATTACCAGCAGCTAGAGCTACAAGGGCAGTAGTACCTTGACTGAAGGTGCAGCCAGTAATAAGGTTATCACTAGAAGCTGCTGCTAATTGCATAGCATACAGGACTTTAGTTCCACCTTGGTTGTCAGTAAAATGACATCTTTCCATAATAGAACCTGACATGTTCGTGGCATAGAACAGAGCTTCTAAGTCAGCACCAGCCTGCATAAAGGTAACATCCTGAAACCTTGACCGCTGGATATAGTTAGGTGCTCGGAAGGCATACATATTATTTCCGCCTCCCATGAACTGTATATTATAGATAGTCATGCCTCTTACGTGTCCAGCAGCTATATCACAGCCATCCGTGTCAGCAGCACCGATACGAACTTGCCCTGAACCACCATCTCTCATCAAGCCAGCACTTAGTCCGATGATATAGCATCGTTCCCCAAGGTCAGTAATACCCGTATAGGCTGTGCCTGTGCCTTGGATTACGATAGCATTAGGGATATAGTCGTTAGTAGTTACAAGGGGTGTACCCCCCCCTAACTCTCGGAATGTTTCTGACGCAGCTATGGCTTGACTCGGTTGGGCAAAGGCACTATTCCAAGATAAACCATCGTTGCCAGAAGCACCAGATATATTGTTCACATAGTAAGTTCTTCCCATACCCATACCAGCTAAAGCAAGTAGGGTATCTTCAGTTCTAGTGTCCCCAAATATACTTAATCCTTCATTTCCCAACATCACATACCCTCCTTAATACCTCATTCCACGAACCTTGATTGCTCTTTCGGTGGTTTGGTCTGCGGATGCAATAACCTTGATGAACTGATAGCCTCCGAGTTTGAAAACGTCGTGGTAGTTGTGCGTTGAAGCAGCAGTGGTTACACCATCGCCTAAATCACGGTATGTTCCAGTAAGCGTTTCAGCAGTCTGGATTTTTATTGTGCAAGCTGCTAAAGTAGGTATTTGAATTTCTAGGAAGTCGTAGTCCCTGCCAAGGTCTACCGCACTTGAATCTGTGGTAGTGATGGCAGCAGACTTCCATTCTCCATATACGCCCATTTGTTTATCCTCCTTTTACACACACACTGGAGGTTTATTTTCTTTTCTTTTTAGTCACTTTAACCAGTGTGTCTCTAATGTCCAGTAAGACCTCTATTATCAGGTCTTCTTTCCTTGTTGAGTCTTTTTCTATGTCCTTTCTTTTTCTCATACACACATCCTAATGGGGGATAGTTAAAGCCCATCCCCCAAAGGCTCTATACTCCCTCAAATGCCTTTCGTTGCACCCAGCTTTTGTGTTTGTTCACATCAGGGAATCCACCACTCCTAGAATTAAGCGAGTCTAATGCCATCTGACTACCAATGGGTTTCATCTTGAAAGAAGAGAGAGACATCTTGCGTTGCATAACCTTTCCACACTTACATATTTGGGATTGGTCAGCTTCACCAAAGGAAAGTAGTATATCCTTCTCTTCCTCACACTCACAACGGTATTCGTATAATGGCATATTTACTCCTTATGCGAATGTGCTTATTACTGCTGTCCCCGCATAGTTCATAATAAACCTTGTAGTTGCAGTTGCAGCCGAATCTATTGGGTTCGTAGCATCTATGAAGTTGTTGACATAGGTAATCTGACCACCGGTAGTATCCTCACCAGTGGATTGGTCATAAATACCATATACACATTGACCCATTCCATAGTCACCAAAGTAGTTCCACCAGACCATAGTTCCTTGGTCATATATACAGGTAGAGGCAATATGAAAAGCCTTAGATGAACCACAGAAATGGCATTGTTCCACCAAGCTATTACGAAAGATAGTCCCACTATGGTGGAAACCATCAATACATCTAGCTACCGCCCCAGCGTTAGTTCCCGTGCGACACCTTCGCAACACTAGACCATTAGCTCCCGTAGTGATTGAGATGGCATCAGTAGCCTGCAATGTTGCAGCATTATCCACTTCAAAACTACAATCCTCGATACAGGACTGGTCAATGGTGATGACATTAAAGATTGGCGTATTGCTGAGTTGTCCTGAAAACTGGATGTTGGCAATGTAAAGTCCATTGGTAGTAGCAGTTGTTACACCATTCCTCGTGGCATTACCTATCTCTGCCCCGCACAGATAACCTCGCCCACCTGTTGGGGGAGCAAGTCCAATTAGGTTTAATTCTTCACCAAGGTCAGCGAGCCCCGTATAAGCGGTATCTGTGGCTTGAACCACAATGGTATTACGGATTCTCTCGTTAGTAGAAGCCTGTAACTCCCTATAAGCCTCCGATAGAGTTATGGCTTGGCTTGGCTCGGCTACCGCAGAGTTCCAAGATAGACCATCAGCAGTTGAGCTACCAGTGATATTATTCACATAGTAAGTCCTTCCGCCTGTGTCAAATGCACCATTCCAAGAGCCAGTTACAATAGCACCTGGCTTTAGGTTTAGACTCTTGTATACATTTACTTGTTGTCCCATTTAATTTTCTCCTTATTTATTTATTTTAAGAGGCTTGGAGCGGAATACACCAACCTCTTGCCTACTGATTAGGCTCAGTAAGCGAAGCCTTGAAGTTAGTTATTTCCTTTCTTTTAGCCATCAGTTCGCTTGGACTCATTGAGCAGGGAGGACTCATCATGTGATTCCACTTGAGGTCTGTCATGTCGGCAGCACCATTCCCTGTCTTAAACTCCTTCCATTCCTTTCCATAGTGCCATTCAAGATATTCCTCAACTGGGGTAGGGCAAGGGTATGCCCTACCCTTAAACTTCACAGTTCCCATTTTCCTGAAGAACCGAATAGGGTAAGCATGAACTCTGGGTTCATCAACACAAGCGGGTTGTTCCCAGCAGTAAACCCACAGTAGATTATCGTCTTTGTAGGCAAACTTCAGGTCAAGTTTCATTAACGAGCCGTTATCAACGCAGATTAACTCAGCCCGCTTGCCCACATTGCTAAGAATGCACTTGTATCCAATATCCCACAACCCACTGACAAGTTCAGACATCCTCTCTTCTGGTAACTTGCCTGGCATTATTCGGATGTCTATATCATGGTCAAGGTGATTTATAGCACCATCCCTTACAAATCCAAGCAATGTTCCAGAATCAATCCAGTAGCCCTTCCCTCCAACAAACCTCCTTAGTAGGCTGGTTACAGCTTTTATTTGCCTTTCTGCTTCCTCTACATCTAACATTCTGCACCCATTGAGCTTGCACCAACCCAGTCACTTATTACCCTGTTCTCTCTATTCTTTTGTCTTAATAGTCCAAGCTGATGGTCTTCCACGTCCTGGAATGACATGATTTTTGTTCCCTGGTGTTTTAGTTGTATCCGCATATCAAGATAGGATTTAACACCTATCTCTCTAGCTCTCTCACAGAAATACCAGTCCTCTGAAAGCCAGACATCCTGTGCCCCATAATCGTCAGGGGTTTCCACCCATCCCTCCTTACTTCTAAAGAATGGGTAGCATCTCCCTGCATCATTGGGATGTAAAGCGGGTAGTTTGAGTTCCTCCACCATGCGCTTGAGCAGTTTCTTGGAAATCCCCATAAACCCTGTAGATATATATTGGGCTTCGTATATACCGAGTTCCCCTGCGGGACATTTATTGTTCCACCAATGGGATGCCAGCTGAGTCCCTGAACGAGTAGGATAACACCCTGCTATCAAGTCGTAGCCTTCATGCAAGTCATCCGATAATAACTTCAAGTCTTCAGGTCTAAAAACAATATCTGAGTCAAGGAATATCATATAGTCGCTGTCCCCATGTTCCATAAAATCCGTTGCCTCAGTGCTTCTAGCCCTAGAAATCAGAGCATCACCCTTTCCAGACGCACCAATATACCATTTGAAAGTTACCCCCCATTGAGGTAATTTGTGGTGCGCTTCCTCCACACAGTAACAGGTTATTCCATCCACTCCCAAGTAAACAGGTGTCACCAGACAGAAATCAAACATCTTATTCCTTTCTTATGTAGCGACAGTCCAAGCTGACGAACCTACATCAAACATATACCAGTAAGACCCATCACAGACAGCGAACGCTCCAGCGCCAGCATTGTTAGCAGCCGTAGTCATTGTATTGGCAGTTACACTGTCATCGCCAATCATGGTGCTTGTTGGTGCAGTTATCAACAGGTTCTGGGTAGTCTGCCCGTTAAAGAACCAGAACATCTTACCAGCACTATCAGCAACCGCAGGCAGGTTATAGTTGGTAGAATTAGCGGTATTCTTGTTTATGAAGATAATGCCTGAATCGCTGGGTACTATAGTTATGGTGTTTGTAGCTGCATTGATGCTAATTCCCCTAAAGTTCAGCTCATTTAACGCTACATTTCTTGTTGCAGCCATGTTTTCCTCCTTATATATATACTCTATTGGGTTCGTGCTCTAACTTAGGGTGCTTGCGGTAGGTCGTGTTGCGTATCTGCTTTCGCCTAGAGGGATAACCACCTTCCCCTTTGATTTTCACCATTGGGGCAAATAGCTTCCTCTCCATTGGCTTCCCACAGCACTCAACATCAGTCATGCTGTGCTGAAAGACCTCCCTTTCTTCACCACAAGTAGAACAGTAATACCCGTAAATAGGCAACCTATGACTTCCTCGTCAGTATTTCACAGCCAAAAGTATCTCGGAGTTCACATGAACCCCAAAGAGCAGTTGTGTTAATGGTGAGTTGGTGCTTCAAGGGTTGCTCCACCCTATCAACAGTCATGTTTTCCTGAATAGCAATTGCTAAAGCGTCTCTGTGTAGGTATGCCCCGACATTACCAGTAGTTTTTACCTCCAAGTTGTTGGTGATGAGAACGGGTGCACCATAGACATCCTTGCGAAACTGACCAGTTAGCACAGTATCACCAGCGAAGTAATCTATCCTCACGAATTTATCTATCGTCAGTAGGTCTGCCTTCACTGATGGGTCAAATACCCAGTATCTGTTCTCTTCTGGAACATTAGCTTCGTCAAGTTCCTCAACCGCATCAATGAGAACATCGTCAGTAACCGCAGCACCATCTGTGCCGTATCCAGTACCACTGCTGAGGTCGTCAAAATGCTGGCAAAGTGTGTAGTCTATTATCTTTGCAATGGCGTAAGCTGATTCGTCCACAGCATAAGCCGTGAGGTCAACCTGTGACTGCCGTCTAGACATATAGTCTATAACCACTGGTGCTTCGTAGTATTTGTCAATAGTCAGTGTCCCAGCATCTGTGGCAAACGGGTCTTTGATTACGCCCTCAGTTCCTATCGTGACCTCAGTGGCAGTAACGACATTGGTCTTTGGAATAGAAATGCTGTCGCCCAAAACCAATTCCGCTTCGTATGTATGGTTTACAATAGGCACAACTACCAGCTTGTTCTTAACAGCCACAAGAACATTCTTGGAAAATAGGTCTGGGATAAACTTGTGGTCATCAAGGTCAACAGGTATTCTAGCTGAAATAGCCATAATATCTCCTTATTAAATTTTTACTTGATTCTGCCAGCTCTCCGAGCAGCATTTATTGCGTCTTGCTTCTTTTCAAACTCCTCGGCAGACATATTTTCTATTTGCTGGCGGGTAAATGATTCTCCACCCCCAGTTGTCTTACCAGAATCAGGTGTTAAGGTCTTGGCTTCACCCTTTTTAGGTAAAACCTTGGCTAGTTTCTCCATCGCTTCAACAGAGCCATCCGTGAATTCTATAAGAGTTTTGGCATCAACCTGAAGGCGAGTGGCTACCTCACGGGCATTTCGCTCCTTCGTGTGTTTTGCCTCTACCTCTTGTGCCTCTGTGGTCTTTGCCTTCTCATCATCCAGTTCCTGCTTTGTCTTAGCAAGTTCGGTTTCAGCCGTCCTTCGTCCTTGCCTTTCCCGTATTGTGGTTTGCTTTTCAGAGTCATCCCCCGCAGCTGCTAACTCGGCTTCTTCTTGGTTTTTGATGAATTGAGTTAGTCTAGTTTCAGCAGCATTAGCGGATTTCACTGCTTTCTCAGTAGCTACTCTATAGCGACCCACTTCGGCTAAGGCATCACTACGAACCTTGTGTTCCCTCTCCTCCACCTGTTCCTTTGTAAAAGTTTCGGGTTCTGTTTTTGAGGTATCCTCTTGTTCAGCAGAAGTGTTTACATCCTGCTTTTCATTTGGTTCGCCCATTGTCTCCTCCTTTGTTTATTAATACAAAAGCCCACTCAGGTTCTCTTGGAACTCCTAAATGGGCTATCGTGTAGCTCGGATTATTAAGTTGTTAAACTACTATCTTACATTATACCACATCTTACACTTTATTGATAGTTCAATGCTTTATGGCTTATATATTGTTTAGGCTCTGTATCAAAAACATTATATCGCTTACAAGTGGATTTGGGGCAAACAATAGCTATACCATTGGGCGTTATTTCACCTAGCTTCTTACCGCACCCATCACATTTTAAGTTACCTTTTTTATCTATCATTTAAGCTCTTCCAATCTCTCCCTCATCTCAGCAAGTGATTCCTCAAGCTCTGTAAGTTCCCTCTCTTCCACCACAGGTTTCTTTTCTAGCTTTTCTTTAATGGGGACATAGCCAAACTTCAATACTAGCCAAGCATCTAAGTCAAGGTTCTCCCATCGCAATATATTCCTTTGTGAGCCTACAGGCAAATCTAAATAGTCTCGGTATTTAAGAAAGACTTTCTCTGTCGGCACTTTACTAAAGTCCTTCTTCCCCCACACACCCATATTAACCATAGTATTATAGAATTCCTTGTTCTTCATTAAATACCAATCATCTTCATACCACAGGTCGGTCTTTGATTTCTCTTCCCAATTATCAGGTCTAACGATACTAGGATTGGTATACCAGTAAATATAGGAGTTCATTTGCTCTTGGGGAAATCCCATATTCAAGGCATCACGCCTACGTCTGCCGATATGATAACCGAGATTTGCCTCTAAATAGGCATCACGAGCTTCATTAGTTTCAAGTGCGTCATATTCCCCATCTTGCTTGGCAAACTCTTTGTTGAGACGCAGGACACGTTCATTCCAATCCCTGCCATCATCAGTCCATATACCTTGTTCTAATCCCCAAGCTAAGTATTCGGGATGCTCTAACTTGTAAAGTTTAGCCTCAACACTACTCCCACTGGTCTCAGCCACAATCTTGTTAAGCTCAAAGTAGCTATCAATCAAACTCGGAGGGGGTAATCCTAAACCCATTTGCTCTAATGGTATGCCTAATTCTTGCCCCCACTTAACTACCAAATCATAGGCTTCCCTTGATTGAAGTTTGCCACCATAGCCCCAGAGAGCTAGCATAGCATCATTTTCGGGATTAGCAAGCCTGAATTCAGCCCGCCAATCTTTAGCCAGTTCAGGGTAAGCTTCAATAAAGGCTTCCTTATCTACATCTGGTAGTGCTTGATATTGCTCCCACAAGCTGTAGTGTTCGGTAGGTATATTACCTTCAGCCCCATCATCTTCATCCATCTCCATTATGGGCTTATAAGGTAATCGCCAATATCCTCTGCCAAGTTTATCTTTGTCATCAGATAACCTAATAAGCACAGGGTTCATATCATCAAGCAATCTCTTTTGAGCATACATCTGCCTGATTGTCTCGTAATAGTCAATACCCCATTTTTCTATTAGTGCATCAACCGCTACATCCCTTGCGTTCCAATCGTAGTCGCCCTTCTCATCGGTATAGTCAGTAAACATAATGTCAATATATTCAGCTAGGGCTAAGTCAGCTACAAAACCATACCTTTCACCTCTCTCGCTTTGCATCTTGTCAAAGTAATCATATATAGCTTCGTGGGCTGGGTCTTTATCAATCATATCCAGAGCAACACCGTAGTTTTGCCCAGCATCCCCCCACTTTTCCCTGAATTCCCTAGTGTCCAATTCGCCAGATATTACACGCTCAACTAATTGGTCGCCTCTTTCGTAATAGATAGTTCTTTCTTCGTCTTGTCTTTCAGTCCAAGCCTCCCAGTGGGGGCTTTGTCTTACCTGACTGTCAGCTTGGGCTTGCTCATAGACTTCCAGAACATCGGGATAACGGCTTAATAAGTTCGTCTTCTGTATATCAGTCAAATGTCTCCACTCCAACTTACCCTCACGCCAAGCCTCCTTTTGTTTCTCATCTAACTCCTCTTCAGGGATACGATTGATATAATCCTTAACCTTATCATAAAACTGTATCCACTGCCCTTCGGGGAATGTTCTCAAACCAAGTATCTCGGCTGGTATCACAGCTTGTCTTGCTGCCCCCTCTGGTATCTCATTCTCCCTTGCCATTCCTGGTATGAATGGATTTATCCCTTGCTCCATCCAGATAGGTTCAAATTTCTTTAGAATATGCTCTATATAATCCTGTGGGGTCTCCAAAGGATACCCCAAAAACTCCCTACCGCTTGCCAATTCAAAGCCAAGACCAAAGGTAGTCGCTGCTCGGCTATACCACCAATAGATAAATGGGTTATCTCTCTTATTGAGACTCCCGTGCTTGATAATGCGGACTAAATCTATTCTCTCCCTTTCTCCAACTTCATCCACACACGCCATTACATTCCCAGCCAATCTAATCAAGCCATACCAGAAGCCACCAACCCCCATATAGTAATTACCTACTTTAAGAGTCATAAACCTGCCAGATGGTCTCCATTCTACCTCTTTTGTTATTGGGTCTTCAAAGATACAGAAACCCTCCTTAACAGTATTCCAAGCCTGCTCATTGTCTTTGCCCTCAATAGTCGCTATTGCATATTGAATACCCGAATAGTAAATAGCTCCAGCAGATATTAAGCCACCAATAGCCCGCCTTGCCATCTCACCGGTCATCCCACCCCTGAATATATCAGCTAAAACAGTCAGGCAAGCTCTAGTATAACTAGGGGCAAACCAGATGGCTGATTGCTCTAGTTGTCTAATTGTCAGGGGGACACCCAACGTTGCTGGGTCTGTAATGCCTGTCATTCTATCAAGAATACGCATCAATTCAATCTCTTGTCCCCTCTTTATAGCTTTAGGTAATAATATTCTAGCGAACTCAGTCCTTATCATCTGCCCAGCACCGAAGAAGGCTATCTCAGCCCTATGATAAGGTTTTAGTGGAATGTTACGCAGAGCAGCTTCACCTAATCCCCCTATTCCCTTTTTAGCTCCTAATGCCGCAAAGTAATCAACAGACCTAGCACTACTACCCAAAGCTACCATCTGTGCCATTAAATCTTTATTCTTTACTACATATTTAGCTAGAATATCGGGATTGAAGAAGGCTCTACTTGACTGGAAGAATGTCTTATACCAAGCCCCACATAATTTAGCACCCATCTCTGGATTGCTTATTAAGTAAGTATGTGCCAATCCCCAAGAGGGCAAGCCCTGAATTGCCATAGCTGATAAGTCTAAGGCAGCCTTTGTTATTCTAAGAATGCCAGCCACATCAGCCACTACTTGTAATCCAGGTATCCCCTTTTCATAACCAAAGAACTTATTGAAGGCATCAATGAATGCTCGGTCATATATCTTTCCACCTGCAAAGGGCTGCATAATGTAGCCCTTCTCAATGCCAGGCTGTCTTATCTCGGCTAGTTTCTCTGCTTTTTCAGTTCGGGCTTTCCAGTAAGGGGCTTTACGGGCTTCGGTTAATGCTCTGACCTCTTTCCGCAAGGCTTCTAATTCTAGTTTCCGCTGTGCTACTGTCTTTATCGCAGGCATCTCATAGGAAACTTTGCCTATTGTGGTCTTAGCTTCTAATCCCTTTACGCCTTCAATTTGAGGCTTTATGCTAACTTCAGGTGGTGGTAAACCAGCATCTTTTCTAACCTTAACCAATTTCTCGTAATCGTCCATTCCAATTTGCGTCACCACACCCTTACCTTTAGGAAATACTGGCTTCTGAAAGCCAAACATATCCTGTTGTAAGCCAGCCTCAGGCATACCCGCTTCTGCTTTGGGGACAAACTCAGGTCTACTATCCACATCATCAAGAACTTTTATCATACGCTTAATGCCTGTGTAACGGCTATCGGCTAACCTAGTTAAAAGTCGCAGGTCTTTGAGGGTGGCTCGCTGACTGAATATAAACTCTATATGGTCAATCAGTTGTTGCTCGGTCATTTTGAAATGGTCAGCTAATTCATCTACGACTACACTTCTTGGCACTCTGCCCTTGACAATAGTAACAGGTTCTTTACCCATCATCAGCATCCTCGCTTCTGCAATGCTGAATGTTTCGGGGAATTGCCCCTTAACAAGAACCGCCGTTAAGGGAACTCGCTTGCCACGAATAACTCCGTGATATAAAGCCACTGCATCAGTCTTCAAGAACTCCTGAATGCCACGAAGTTCCATCCCTTGCTCGCCAAGCATCCGTCCTATATCATCTAATTGGGTCTCCATAGTAGAACGGAAGGCAAGCCTATCTTCATACTCCATAAGTCTAAAAGCATCAGTCAGCTTTTGGTCATCGGGTATCCCTATCCTAACGGCCTCCGCTCTTATAGCTGCAATATCAACAGCTTCAGCTTTTTCTAACCTAGCCGTTAATTGCTTAATAGTCTTCTGGTTTTGGGCTAGTATCTCCCTTAACTGCGCCTCCGCCCTAATTGGCTCTCGTATCAAGCCCCTGAATTGCCTACCAAGTTCAGGGAATCGCCTTTCTAAAGCCCTTAATGTCTGTTCGGGTAGTTTCTCACCTCGTATAGCCCTATTGATAACTGATTGGAAATAAGCAGCATTGCCCAATTCAACTTCAGTTAAAGCAGCCCTTCCAACTAATTCAGGAAAGCGTTGAGCCAGTATGTCAGATGGTTTCACCCCAAATGCCTCAACATATTTAGCAACCCTAGCATCGGCTACTTTCTTAAAGGCTTCCTCTATGAAGGTTGAAATATACTCTTCGGGATTTTTGCTATATAAAACACCCCATTCTATACCCTCAGCCATTGTGGGGGCTTTTCTATGCATTTCAAAGGAGGGTTTAGCTCCTATTCTACCAGCCCGCACCCCAGGTCTACCCCTAACTCTAATCAATTCCGCATTGGCATCAAACTTGCCAACAACTACCCTATGTATCCACCAATCCTGTCCTACATTCTCAAGGGCAACCCCCTCTTTCTTTAGGAAGTTTACTATCTCAGTGTTTATTTCGTGGACTCTAGTTACATATTTAAGCTGTTTATCACTTAAAGCATAGCGTTCAGGATGAGTAAATATATTCTCAAGCGTGCCGTCAGCTTCTTTAACTAGCTTCCGTATTCTAGGAGCAAATGCTTTATCATTAAAGCCAAAGAGCCTTATGGGATTGCCACTTATCTCACGCAACTCCCATACTTTAATTGCCTTAGCATTTGGCCCCCTACGCATTATTTCAGAATGAATAACACCAGCACGGGCAACTATATCTTCTACCGCTTGTGATTGTCTCTTGGCGAGTATCCTCCAACCTAAACTCTTCTCAATACCCTTTCTAATAGGGGGAACTTTAGCAGCAATGGTTAAACTACGCCTTATCCAGTTATCTATTAGAACACCATCAAGGAGCATCTCCGATTCAGGTAAATCCATTAATGCCTCAAGATGCTTCGTGCCCTTAATAAGACGATTGGCTGCTGCCTCACCAATTCTCTCCCCGAATCGCTCAATACCCTTAGTGCCATAAGTTGCCAATTTAAGTGTTGTGTGTGCCCTAACATACTGCACGCCACCAGCAGTTGTCCGAACTACTCTACCGATAAGAGGTATTTTGCTAGTAAAATTGGCTGATAATCCAAACACTCCACCAATGGGAATAAAATAAGCTGGGTTAAGCCATTCGCTAACTTTGAGCATAGCATTGGCTGGCCCATAAGTTTTCTCTATATAGTTGTGCCAAATATCAGGCACATCCTCAGAGATTAAAGCACCCCAAAATCCATACTTCTCACGAGCCTCAGCCAACCTATCCAATGCTTCCTGATTTAATTCCTCGCCTTGACCTAAAATAGTTTTTGAGTGTAGGTTGCACCTAGCCTCAAGGATTGCAGTTTCCCAAGGTCTCCCCACATAGGTTTCTATATAAGAACCAGCAACGCCCAGAGCAGCCAAGGCAATGCGTCCCCCACCGCCCCAGCTAAATGCATCAGCAGCCATATACTCTCGCCACGCTTGCCCTAATCCCTCTTTGGCTACTTCTATGAAAGTCGGTGCAGGACCAGGGATGATTTCCCCAGTTTCAAGGTTATATGTGCCAATGTTCTCTCCCTCAAGCCAAACAGTAAAATCAGGTTTTATGGTAAAGAGCTTTCTAATCCCCTCAACTTCCTCAACGAATTGATAGCCTTCAGGTGGAATTTCAAATGGCACAGGCGGAGCGAGAATCGCATCAATGTCTTCTTCACTAGCCCCAAGTTGTCGTAGTATTAATCTTGCCTGCTCAGGCTTCTCTCTCCCCCACAAGTCCTCTATAAAGGTCTCTGGCTCTTCCACCGCCCAAGTTCTCAGGTTCTCTAAAATCACATCAGGTAGGTCTTCAACACTAATACCAAAACTAACATCAGGCTCAAACATTTCAGGGTAAAGGTATTCTAGTGTAGTGGGTAAATCCATTTCAGGAGGCGTTGGAACTGTGGGTATAGTAACAGGCGGTGCTATTCCCGGAGGTTGATATGGAGTTATGGGAGGCTCAACCATCGCAGGGGCTTCAATGGGAGGTATCTCAGCTTCAGGCTTACAGTAATAACCTCTTTCTACTGAATATGCTAAGACAGAGCCTGGGAGACAGGTAGGTAGTTTCTCAGGACGCTCGGCTTCTTTGGGTAGTTTATAAAATCTTTCTTCTACCATTACTTATCTCGTAAATATCTAATACGCTTAACCATTTTACGGGGGATGGTCTGTATCTTCCTTTTGTCTGTCGTCCCATCCGAGATAAAAAATTTCTCAGAGGCAACAAGAACCTTTTGGCGGTCTTTCTTAATTAGGTGTCCTACTGTTTGCGATGGCATTGGATTAAATCTCTTTTTATCTTCCTCGTCATAATAACCATCGGTAGAACACGCATCATCCCATTCAACACATACGAACCGTTCTTTTTCCATATCACCCCCTAAGCGCAGGTAATCTTTTCCTGCGGGCTATCCCTTTAATCTTTTCAAAGACAGTAGTTAATGGAGTTCTAGTTGTTGGGGGGCTTAACAACACCCTCATTCTTTTTTGATGTTCTTCGTAACTAAACTTTGGCATTATGCTCCCTCCCTTGGCGTAGCCTCTAATTCCGCTGCTTTCTTAGCCGATGTCTTTTCATCACCGATACCCAGTGGGACAGCAGCTTGAACTTGTGTCGGTTCTCTAGTGGGTTTTACTTCTGGTATCTCGCCCCTCAATACTGCTTGTAATTCCATTCCCATTTGCGCTGATGCTAGTTCCGCCTCATAGTCTCTACCTTCTTCTACTAAACTCTTAATAACCCTATCGGCTTTAATAGAGGGGAATAATCTTTCTGCATCTTCCACATCTAGTTGTCTCTGCTCACCATCGGGGTCTTCTAGCTGTAGGATTGTTTCCCTCTTTGTCTTATTAGAAATCAAATCTCCCGCAGATGCTGCTATTGAGTATCTAGCAATATCTTCTTTGGGTGATTTGATAAAGTATTTATACTCAGTGCTGTATTCCCCATCCAGTTTACCTGTTTGCCAAGTTCTCTTATGCCCAGGCACCCCCAATTCAACACTAGATACTGGCAGGTTTATAACTTGCTTAGTAAACATCTCAGCCAAAGACTCATTCATTAGAGACTTATTCGCTAATCTAGGAAGAAGCACCTGACCCCTAGTTTCCCCTAGTTCAATAAGAGCAACTGCTGAGAATGGGTGGCGTGGGTCGCCTATATCTATGTTTGTTAAACTACCCTCCTGTATTGCCCTTTCTAAGATACTGTAAGCCCTATCAAATGATGCCGTAATATCGCCATAGTCTATCGGCTGTATATCTTCATCGGGTTCTATCGCAGTCATAGCCCCAGAAGCCATCACTTCCTCATAGTCAGGAGGAGGCTTATTACCTTTTAGCTTTGCCGTTGCAGGTCTCTTGACAGATTTGAAGTTTAGCGTCTGCGATATACTTATAACCCTATTTAACTCAGGAACTAAGTCCCTGATTAGAAAGAAGATTGATTCCCCCTCATATCGGGCACTGTTCTCATCTAAAAGTATCGCCCCATACCCTAGTGGGACTATCTGTAAAGCTACAGGGCAGAAGCCATAGTCGTGTTCCTGCTCATAAACTATCTTCTTATCTACATAGACAAAGTTCCCCTCTGTATCCCAAACATCTATTACCTTAGCCTTCTTGCCTGAAATTGTAAAACCCTTTTCAATAGCCCATCTCTCACTCTCTATGGCATCCTTGCTACGCTCAGTCTCGTAACTTCCCCAATCAAGCCCGTCAATCCCCATTCCATATCTAACATACCTCGCATCCCAGGGAGTTATATCGGGAATGAGTGCCTGTTCTGTCTTGCCATTCTGTATAACCTCGCCTATCCTGAATAAACACCTGGCAGCAGACCTGCCCCTAAAACAGTTCTGAACATCAAAGAAGGGATTGAGTTGTGGTTTACCTTGCCTTCTTAATCTATCATTGGCAGCACCAAAGGCTACTTCCTGAAACTCCTCAACGTATGTGGTATCAAAGTTCTTCTCATCGCTCTCAACCACTATTTGCTGAACCGCCTTAGATAATTCAGATGTGGCAAAGGCAGCAAACATAGATACTTTATTTAAGGTAACATTGACTATATCGGGGATTTTATGCCCCTTGTCATCTGCCATTGTATATTTAGCACGAAGCAAGCTAACATCAGCATCCTGCCGTGAAGTTAAACTGCTTAACCTTTCATCTTCCTGCTTTATCTTCTCTAAATAATCCATCATATCCTCCTACCCAAAGCTAAAGCTGGGTTTTAATGTTCTTGGCTTGGTACTCACGGCAGACTCCATAAGCTCAGTTAAAGCCCATACAAGAGCATCTAATCTATTGGGTGATTTCCTATCCCCTGGCACCCACGAACACATCTCCTCCTCTAGCAACGGGAATTCCCCAACATGATGTACTCTCCCCTGCTCATACATCGCAGCTATCGGCTCTGCCCTGATTGCCTTACCCCGACTCGCCCGCACATTCTGATAGTTGACAGCCTTGTTCAATGCCTTGGAGGTCTGCTTAATAATGTTTTCCACCATATCCCCACCAAAGTTTACCTCACCCACTAATCTATCAGCCTTATCATTATCATACGCATTTATGGCAGTCTCCGACCACATATCAGGGGAAGCCCTTAAACTGTTGTCTCCAGTTACATAATAGTGTGTATCCTTACCCCTACCCGCTGTTACTATACCACATTCAGTCGCACCACCAGGCGGGTCAACTCCAACAATCACACCTATCAATGGAGGGTGTTTTGTAACTCTATAGTTATCAATTATACTCGCAGTCCATAACGCCCCAGGGACTTCGTCTATATCCTCGGCTAAAATCTCCTGTTGATATGCTAACCTAGTCATATCCTGCGTTATGTCTTCTAATGCTTCCTCACTTATATGGGGATTATCCTGACTGGTGAAGTGAAAGGCTTCCCACCTGCCCGCAGTGTCTCCTTGCGCCTTCTTGAACATCTTGGCCGCATGACGTATATCTCTTGCCTTGGTTACTCCTGCTGAGTGTAAGGATGGCGGTGTGTAAATAAATACCGCATCACCATTGTTATCCAGTAACATAGGCGCACCAACAACTTCCCATGTATCTTCATTCATCAATTGGAACTCATCCAAGATAAGCACGTCAGCGTAGTCACCGCGAAGTGTATCAGCGTTCCAAGCTGTCTTAGCCCTTATGCGATTCTCACTATGACTCCGCTCTATTATATGTAGTGTCTCATTCTTATACAAATTGCCAACACGTACCAACTGACCCAACGCCTTTGTAACTTCAACCCAAAAGCGGTCAATCTGGTCTGTTGTCGGTGCTGCGTAAAGAACACGCTTGTCTTTAGTAAACTCTACCACAGCCAATATAGCAGCCCCTACAGTCTTCCCTGACCTCCTGCCTGCCCTGATTATCTTCCTTTTAGCAGTACTCTGTATAAAGTCCTGCTGTTTGGTGTGGGGTTCTGGCAGCTTAACCACAAGCCCAGGTATAGTGTTAACAGGCATCAATTTTCCCTAATAATGGCGTGTATTCTATCTGCTTAGTCTCTGTTACCATATTCTTATCTAACTATGGCTAGGGATTTGCCTACATAAGACACCTCGTGGCAGTTATCCTATGTTACGGTCACCCTAGACTGGTATGCACACCTTTTGAGCCACGTTTTGGAATGCAGTTTGCGTCTTTCACATACGACCAGCTCTCTATAGAGGGCGTTATCTATTCCGCCACCATATTCTTATTACTTATAACTAATACGGAATACCCAATGGTCTGGCTCGGTCTGTGCACCAATAACCCTCTTACCCATAAATCTAACGAACTTCCATAAAAGCCAGGTCTTCATTATTCCTCCTAACCAGTAGCATCTAGTAAGTCACCAACCTCTGTCATTGTGGGCCCGGTAATGCCATACCTCACTAAATCGGATAGCTTTCCTTTCTTACCATCTAACGCTATGTAACTTTTGTTTAGACTCTTGGCTATCATTAGGAGCTTGGCTGCCTTCTCAGTTCCTACCTCTATTTGTGAACCTTGCTTTGTAAACCCTACTACTTGTGAACCTTTCTGTGAACCTCGCCTCTCCCTCATATAATCCCTGTGAACCTCTTTACTTTGTGGCATCACACCCTCCTAAGCCAGATATAGCCTTCCCCAATAAGAACAACTATATACTTGACCCCGCCTAGCTCTATCTCATCATTAACCCTTATCATTCCCCCTCTATCAATGGCCCAAGGTTATTAACTCACGATACTTAACTGATTTAGTTTTCACCCGAATTGTATTATTACAAGCATAGCACGTAGTTTCTATGG